ATAAAAAAATATTTTCAACTTTTTTAATAATTTATTTATAAATTATTAATTAGTCAAAAATATTGTATTCATCCTAAATTTTGGGTAGTTAAATCCTAAATACGGGCATCCGCATTTACCGCACACAATCATTTTTGAAAATGGTGTAATTGTAGGACCATGACTATGGTTTGATATAGTTTCACGCCTTTTTAATTCTTCTTGAATCTTATTAAAAGTTTCAATTGGAATAATTGCTTCATGAGCTTCTTCAACTACATATTTGGGTTTCTCACCATTATTGTTAACTCTTTTCTTTGTAATATGGTTTTCTCTAAATCCTGTTTGAAGCACCATGTTACCAGTATAATAATAGTTTCCAAGAATAACTCTAATTGATGATTCGCCCCATGCTTTACCAGCTCTTGTTAATATACCTTCTTTATTTAATCTTCTAGCTATTCCTGCAGAACCTAATCCTTCTAAGAAATACTCTGTCATTTTTTGAATTACCGTAGCTTCCTCAGGTATGATCTCTAAATGATCCTTAACAAATTTATAACCATAAAGCTTAGCTCCCCAGGGAATTCCAGCTTCAAAATTTGCCTTAATACGCCACTTTTGATTATCGCTTGCTGATTTACTTTCTTCCTGTGCAAATGAGCCTAATATTGTAATCATAAGTTCACCTGAACCTGATAAAGTATTTATGTTTTGTTCCTCAAAGTAAACACCAACATTTAAATCTTTTAAAGCTCTAACAGATTTTAAAAGTGTAACTGTATTTCTAGCAAATCTTGATATAGACTTGGTAATTACTAAATCTATTAAACCTTTCTTTGCATCAGCTAGCATTCTTTGAAATCCTGCTCTATCTTCTTTGGTTCCTGTTATTGCTTCATCAGAATACACACCAACAAACATCCAATCGTTATGTCTTTGAATGTAGTTATTATAATAACTAACCTGTTGTGATAAAGAATGAAGCATAGCATCTTTACCAGATGATACTCTGGCGTAGGCAGCTACTCTTATCTTTTGTTTAAGTTTAGGTAATGCTGCAATCTTCTCGATTTCCATCTATAAAATCACCTTCTTTTTCATGACACATATTACCTCTTTGACTCCCCTTTATCAACGAATCTTGGCGATAAATAGATGATATTTTGATACAATATTTTGATGCTAATTTATCTTCAATTTTTATATAGTCTTCAATCGAAATATCGTTATTAGCTAGTAGCTTTTTAACTATAAATAATGATGCATTAAACCTTTCTAGATTTGTTCTATAATTCATTAGCATCACCACCAAATCTAGCTTTTATATAACACGCATGAGAGCAATACTTCTGGCTCTTATTTCCGTACACAGTAGTTTCTTTATTACAGCAAGGACAGACAAAAGTATAGAATGCCTTTTTATTAACATTTGCTTGGTTCTTATTCCACCACGCCATTCTACATTTATCAGAACAGAATACTTTAGTTTTATGATGCGGAAGGCTTGATATTGGCTTTCCGCAATTCTTACATAATGTATCATCTGTTTTATCTATATTTCTCTTGATAAACATTCTAATTGTGCTCTCACCTAAGGATAGTTTCCTTGCAAGTGATGCTATTGATTCATTATTATTTATTCCGTTTATAATTATTTGCTTTTGTTCTTGAGTCATAAATTAATCACCCCTCAAGTGTTAAGGGACAGCTACAAGCTAAAACGGCGGAATTTTAAGAAAAAAAGCTAGAAAAACTTAATTCTAGCTATCCTTCTTATAAAATTTACTTTCAAATCCATCAGCAACAAGTAATAATCCATCAGCCCATTTAGGTAGTTTAGCCATTTCTTTGCAAATGAAGTCAACATCTAAATCGCTTGATGCTTCTATTATCAATTCATCATGAACATGCATTACAACATCATAATTAATTAAAGTCTTCATAGAGTTACAAAGGATGTCTCTTGAAATGGCCTGAACTATATTTTCTACAAACTTAGGCCCATATGATTCAAGCCTCATCCATTTTTTGTTTTCACCTATGCCTTCATATGTAATTTGCTCTCTACCATTAATTTCCATAACCTTTGGTTTTACATATGCTAGGGTTCTACCACGAGGTAAGGTTATAAATAGCATTCCGCTTTTACAAGTAAAGGTTAATCCATAAATGATCTTTGATGATCTATTTTGAATTACCTCTTTAATTACTCTATCTATGTCCCACCAGAACTTAGTTATATGAGGATTAGAATCACGCCAAGCATCAACAAGTGGTTTTAATTCTTCTTCCTTTAATCCCATATCTAATGCGCCCATGGCAGTTAGGGCACCAACTGAGCCACCATATCCTAGTGCTAGTTCTGCAATCTTACCTTTTTGTCTTAGCTCACCATTTATACCATGCTTAACTACAGGTACACCAAACATCTGTGATGCAGATGCACAGTATATATCTTCACCATTTTTAAATGATTCAATACGCCATGCTTCACCTGCAAGCCAAGCTATAACTCTTGCTTCAATTGCACTAAAGTCTGCAACTACAAACTTCTTATTATCTTTTGCTATAAATGCAGTTCTTATTAATTGAGATAGGATTGATGGAATATCATCATATAGAGCCTCTAACATTTCTATGTCACCAATTTTAACTAAACGTCTTACATCTTCAAGCTCCTCTATATCATTTCTTGGTAAGTTTTGAAGTTGAATTAAACGACCTGAAAATCTACCTGTTCTATTAGCACCATAGAATTGGAATGTACCTCTAACTCTTCCATCAGCACATTTAGCATTAATCATAGCTTCATACTTTTTAATTGATGATTTAGCAAGCTGACTTCTAAGTCTTAATACTTCAAGTACATCTGGTTCAGTTATTTCCTCTTTTAGCTTAGATACAGCTTTCTTACCTAAATCATCAATATCATAGCCCTTAGATTTGAACCATTCTTTAAGTTGAGCAGGTGAATTAGGATTATCAATGCCTGTTAATTTAATCATTTGATTAGATAATTTATCCTTCATATGTTCATCAATCTTAATAACTGATAATGCTAGATCTTCATCGATCATTATTCCTCTATCATTTATTCTTTGGTCCATATGGTATTCATCCCATACAAACTCTGGTACAGGAAACTTGGATAATCTATTTTTAATAGCAAGTTCTGCTTCAACATCACGCTTATTATATTTGATGAATAAATCCCATGAATCAGGATAATCTTCTTTTAAATATCTACTCTTATATTTATTCTTAGCTGTAGGTTCACATGGAACACAAAATAACTTAATTAAGTTTTTACCTTCTTCAAGTTTCTTTTTATCAATTCCTAAAACCTCACCAACTTGGCCTAAAGAAAATGGTAATCCTAAAGTTGCACTCCAAATCATAGTACATCTCCATGACACTGGATCAAGATATGATCCTTGCTTGAAGCCTAGATATTTTGAAATACAAATGCGCTCAAATAAGGCGTTATAAGCCCACTTTATTACATCCTTTGAAAGTAATGCCTCATGTAGATAATCTGGCAAAATATCGCCATTTTTGAGGTCATAAACTTCTACTTCACCACCATTAATTGATACGCCAAATAAAAGTATTTCAAAGTCAGGTGACTCAACATATTTATATACACCAACCTTAGAAAGGTCATAACTTGAGAATGTCTCAATATCAATTGATAAGTTCTCTATTTGCATAATAATCAACTCCTTTTATTAGTAAAAAGGTGGTAAGACAATGCCTACCACCATATGTTATTAATCTAAGAATGAATCGTCATCATCAATTGTGATATCTTTGAAATCATCCTCTGGAGTGCTTCTTGAGCCAAGTGGTGTACCATCAGAAACCTTCATTATATTGTTTAAACCACAGGCAATTCCCTTATTACCGTTTTGGTTATAGCAATAGAAACTGATACTGCAAATTGCAATAATTCCTGAATATACTTCTGAGTGGTCTAGGATAGGTTGTCTATCTCTATCTACAATTCCAGGAGCATTGATGGCATTTGCATTTACAAAGTATGCATTCTTATATGCTTCATCATCAGGACGTTCTGCATCTCCATCTCTTAGTGGAGTCTTTAATAAATCTAGTGCAGGGATAGACTTGCCATTACCTTTTAAGATATATTGGCCTTCATCATATGCAGTTTTAATTGCATTCTTAATCTTTTGAATTGTGACCTTATCAGTCTTTGGAATAATAATTGAAGCTGAGTACTTAGGTGTTGCACCATCAGATGCAGCCTTTGGAACCCATACGTTAGCGTAAGATAGTACGCACTTACCAGTAATAACCTTAGTTGTTT